TATTTATGAATTTAGGATTTGACGCAATATCACAGTTTCCCATATCGCAAGTAGCGGAGGACAATCAAGTTACCGTTGCTATTAATGGTAATAATTTAACATTAAGTATTGGACCTGTATCTGTTGCAGCTGATGCGGTTACAGAAGTTCCTGATGGTAATCAATTAACACTTGGTATTGGAACAGTTACAATAGTAGGTACAGCAAACCTTGAAGCACCAAAAACACCATTAGTTTTAGGAACGGGGACTGTTACAGTTACTGCAGATGCTAATTTAGAAGCATCTGGAAACAACTTGATTATAAGATCTGGATCTGTTACTATTGTTGGAACTGCGAGTATAGAAGCACCAGCTACCGCTATGACTTTAAGAACAGGCGAAGTAGGTGTTATTACGTGGAACGAAATTATACCAGGAGCAACAATGGTTTGGACACCAATTAAACCGTACGGATAATATATGGCATCAACATTTTCAACAGATTTAGCATTAGAATTAGTAGCAACCGGTGAGAAAGCTGGTCTATGGGGAACTATTACAAATAGTAATTTACAAGTACTACAACAATCAACATCAGGTGTAGTAGATGTAGCAATGACATCAGGATCAGATGTTACTTTACTTTTATCAGACGGTGCAACATCTGATGGTAAAAATATATATTTAAGATTAACTGGCACAATGGCTGGCAACAATAGCTTAATTATACCTGCATCAACAACAGGTGGTACAGCTACAAGACTATATGTTATTCAAGATGCAACAGATAGAACTACAACAAACAAATACACACTAAGTATTAAAACAGCTGGATCATCAAGTCCAATAGCTGTTCCTGTTGGATCAACAATGTTAATTCATTCTAATGGCACAGATGCTAGATTAGATATTTTACAAAAAGGTAATTTTGCAATTACATCTAGTTCTATTACTGCATACACTGCAGTAGCTGGTGATAATTTATTAATAGATACACAGGCTGCTCAAGTTACAATTACACTACCAGCTTCACCAACTATAGGCGATGAAGTTAGTTTTATGGATGTATCTCCAAGTGGAGGTTTTGCTACTAACAAAGTAACAATAGACAGAAACAGTCAACCAATTAGGGGTGCTGCATCTAATTTAGAACTAGTTGCTAATAATCAATCGATTAAATTAAGATACACTAACGCAACCAAAGGTTGGCAATACGTATACAACGTAACATCATAGGAGTAATAAATGCTTACGAAAATTAAGTTTGCTCCAGGAATTGATAAACAAGATACATCAGTTGGAGCAGAAGGTCGTTGGGTAGATTCAGATAATGTAAGATTTAGATATGGCCTACCAGAAAAAGTAGGTGGTTGGTCTTCTCTTTTAACAGACACGATCGTAGGGGTTGCTAGAAAACAACACGCTTTTGTTGATACTGACGGCAATAGATACGTAGCCATTGGTACGGATAAATTTTTACTTTTATATTTTGAAGGTCAGTTATTTGATATAACACCTCTTGCAACTGCTATTACAGGTGCAACTTTTACTTTTAATGCAACAACAACTGTAACATTAACAACATCAGCAGACCACGGAATTTCTGTTGGAGACATAATTAGATTAAGCTCAACAACTTTACCAGGTGGTACAACAGGTGTAACAACAGCTACTTTTGATAATATAAACTTTCAAGTTTTATCAGTTCCAACTTCTACAACTTTAACTATTCAAGCTGCTACTGCAGGCTCATCATCTAGTGGTGGATCTGTAACTATTACTCCTTATGAAGTAGTTGGTCCAGCAGCACAATCTTATGGTTATGGTTTTGGTATTGGAAACTATGGTGGAACAATTACTGGTGTTGCACAAACAGAATTAGATGGATCATTAAACGCAGACACTGCAGGTACAGGTGGAGCGGGGACCGCTGTTACTGTAGACTCAACTACTGGTTTTGATTCGGCAGGAACTATTTTAGTAGATAGTGAATTAATTACATATACATCAAAAAGTTCTACACAATTTTTAGGTATTACTAGAGGTGCAAATGGAACAGCAACTGCTGGTACATCAAATGGTCAAGCACACAGCACTAACGCTGTTGTTCAAAATGCAACTTTATTTACAGGATTTGGTAGTGCAGTGCAGGCATCAACTGTAACTCTTGAACCAGGACTTTGGTCTTTAAGTAATTTTGGTGAAGTATTAGTTGCAACAATTGCAAACGGTAAAACTTTTACTTGGAATGCAGGTGCTGCTAATCCTACAGGAACCAGAGCATCAACATCAACATCTGGATTTGCAACAACAAATAATCCAACTGCAACTAGAGTTACTTTAATATCACCAACAACACGTCACTTAATTCATTTTGGAACAGAAATAACTATAGGCTCACCTACAACACAAGATAATATGTTTATAAGATTTTCTGTAGATGAAGATATAAATAACTATACACCAGAAGCTACAAACACAGCAGGCACACAAAGACTACAAGATGGAACTAAAATTATGGGATCATTAGTTGCAAAAGAAAATATTCTAGTTTGGACTGATAATGCATTATATGCAATGAAATTTGTTGGAGCTCCTTTTACATTTGGTTTTGAACAAGTAGGTACAAACTGTGGATTGATTGGTAAGAATGCAGCTATTGAAATAGATGGTGTTGCATATTGGATGGGTAATAATGGTTTCTTCTCATTTGATGGTACAGTAAATACCTTGCCTTGTTCTGTTGAAGATTATGTTTATGATGATATTGATACAACAAAAGGTCAACAAATTTGTGCAGGTATAAATAATTTATTTACAGAAGTTATTTGGTGGTATCCAACAGCAAGTTCTACATTTAATAATAGATATGTAGTTTATAATTATGGACAAGATAATGCAAAATTACCTATGGGTAATTGGTATACAGCAACAAATACAAACTCAATAAGAACAACTTGGATTGATTCTTTAGTTTATCCTAAACCTTATGCAACTGCATACAATAGTTCTGATACAGGAACGTTTCCTGTTATTCAAGGTGAAACAGGATTAGGTCAAAGCGTATTGTTTGAACACGAAGTAGGCACAGATCAAATAAATCCTAATGGTACAACAACAGCTTTAACTTCTTTTGTAAGATCATTTAGTTTTTCTTTACAACCTGACCAAGCAGAAGTTTTTTTAGCTATGCGTAGATTCCTACCAAACTTTAAAGTTTTAACTGGTAACAACCAAGTAACTATATCTGTAAAAGATTTTCCTGCAGAAACAAGTTCTGCTACTGCCTTAAGTCCTTTTACAATTACATCTAGTACAACTCAAGTTGACACCAGAGCTAGAGGACGTTATGCAAATATTAAAATAGAAAACACAGGGGCCGGTGAATCGTGGAGATTTGGTACGTTTCAAGTTGACCTACAACCAGACGGAAGAAGAGGATAATGGCAAAGATAGTAGTAAGATTACCAGAACCTAAAAAAGAATACAGTGAAGATAATCAAAGACAGATTAACAAAGCATTGACTAATATTATTGAACAATTAAACTCTACATATTTAACACAATTAAAAGAAGATCAAGAACGATTTACTTGGTTAGGATTAGGATAATGGCAAATATATATAAGAACGAAAAAACAAGTTTAACAAATACAGATTTAACAACACTATATACAGTGCCATCAAACTCTAGAGCTATTGTAAAATCATTATTAGTATCAGAAGATAATGGTGGTGCAGCAGTTGTAAAAGTAACGTTAGTAGATGCAGCAGCAGCTGTTTTCGTAGTAGATAATGATGTTAATTTATCAGCTAATCAAAGAGAACAAGTATTAAATGAACCTTTGATTATGAAAGAAAGTGAGATATTAAAAGTACAGGCAAGTAGTGGTCAAGTAGATGTTATTGCATCTATATTAGAAATTAACAGAGAGGATAGATAATGCCATTTGTAGAACAAGAAGAGTCATTTGAAGATCAGGTTATAGACGGTAAAAAAGTAAAAGTTTATAAGCCAAGAGTAGAAGTAACTATAAAACACTTAAAAACAGGCAGAGAATATT